GATAGCGTCTGGCTTGCTGTTAAGCCTATGATTGCTGTCTCCAGAAAGTTGCATGGTTTCGGTCATATCATCATGTTATCCACGCCTTTTGGCAAGGGAGGCTTCTTTTATGATTGTTTCCATGACCCTGACTTCAAGCAATGGCATATTAGCAGCGAGAATTGCAGGAGGATTCCAAGAGAGTTTCTGAGGAAAGAGAAGAAACGCCTCTCTAAAGTTGAATATGCTCAAGAATATCTCGGCGAGTTCATTGATGAATTTAATCAGCTCTTCTCAACAGCCTTAATCAAGCAGAGAATGACTTTCATGAGATGGGATGAAAAGCTCGACAAGACTAAAAAGTATTATCTGGGTGTTGATTTCGCACGTTATGGGACTGACGAGACAGCCTTCTGTATTGCGGAAATGCACAGGCCAGACCAAAGGAAAGACCATGTCAAAATCATCTATATTGAGGCATATCAGGGCAAGAGTATGACTGACACAGCAGGGAGAATCTTAAAGCTGCATGAAAAGTTTAGCTTTACCAACATTATGGTAGACGACCATGGCGTTGGCGGTGGAATTACTGACTTTCTCATGGAGAAACTCGGGCGTAAGATATTGCCGCTTAACAATGCAAAGAAGACGCTGGATAAGGATGGTAGGAAGGGCAAATTGTTTAAGGAAGACCTTTACAGCAATGCTTTAATGTTAATGGAGTCTGAGCCTTCGCGTATTGATATTATTTCGAACCTTAAATTGCTCAGAAGCTTGAGAAGTGTTACTTTTGAGTACACAAGCGAGAAGAATCTGCGCATTTATGGCAAATATGACCACATTGCAGAGGCTTTTGTCAGAGCGTGTTGGTGTGTTAAATCGAAACATTTAAAGCTATTCATATTATGACAATGGGCATGGAGGCGATATTATGATACAAACTTTATATTTCAGGTGCAGATTCTTCACATTGCAGCTTTATATTGCGAAGCCTGCTCAATGGCATAGAAGAAAAAGAACGGGGTGGTTTTAAAATGGTTCTAACTCTAACTATGGCAGACCTTGCAGATATTACTCCGTATGAAGGGGAGAATGTTGGCGCAGCATGGACTGACGAGACACGGGATGAAGTCGGATTGCAGGCAGAATCTTTTGTTTGTTGTATGATTCGCTATGACGCCGTCACGAATTGGGCGGCGATTGGAGCGATAGAAAAGAGGATAATGACTGAGTATGTCGCAAGAAGTGTGGCTCTTGCTGCCATTGCGTTCAACATGGTTGGCTTTACTTCGAGGATTGAAGCTGAGGATATGTTGAATATTATTGTTTGGCGGCTCAGGGCGATAGAGAAACTCTTGACTGACCAAAAGACTGTTACTTTCATTCAAGGAGGAACGGTTTAATGGCTTTAAATTTTGGCTTTGGAGAGGGAGACGATTCTTTATTCGCACATAATAGGGCGTTTAATGAGGGTGTTAATCAGAAAGGCATAAGGGCGGGGGCTTCTACTGTTTTGGTGGCTCTTGATGGCTCTGGAGATGCAGAGACGATTCAGGAAGGTTTGGATTTAATAGGTTCTGGTGGGGGCGTTGTCTATCTGAAAGAGGGAACTTACAGGATTTCTGAGACTTTGGTCATTCAAAAGAACAGGACGGCTATCATTGGAGCTGGAAGGTCAAGTATAATCAAAGAAGTGCCGGGAACTCTAAACGGAGAAGCTCTTTTAAGGGCGACGAGCAAAAATAGCATTGTCCTTAAAAACATCTATTTCAATCAAGACGGCACGGACATTGTGGGAATAGAATTCAATGGAGCGACTGATTCTTTTATTGGCTTTAATTGGTTTGCGAATGGAAGCGACAGCGACATTCTACTCACGAACAGCTCGAACAGTAACATTGTGATTCAGAACCGCTCTACATCTTGGGGACTGAAAATCAATGCGTCAGAGAAAAACGTAATCATAGGAAATACTGTGACTTCTTCAAGCAGAGGAATTTTCATTTTATGGGGTTCTAATAACATTGTAAGCGGCAATGTCTGCAATGACAACACAGGAGAGGGAATTTTAGTTCAGGCGGCAGATGCAGCACACCAAGCAAACGAAAATATCATTGCGAATAATATTTGTCAGGGCAACGATTATGGAGTTAGAATCGTCAATGCAAATGCGAGCGACAACGTGGTTGATGGAAACGTCACGAGCGGAAACACCACAGCAGACTATTCAGATACGGGAACAGATACGGTTGTTTTTGCAGGAGAGACTTTCACAGCAGCAAATCACACAGCAATAGCGAATGGAGCTCCACATCATGCGGAAAGTCACAATGCGGCGAGCCATTCAGACATAGCATCAACAGGGGCGAATATTGACGCTGCCGTCACGGCAAGCCACGCTCAAAGTCACACAGTGGCTTCACATTCCGACACAACAGCAACAGGAGCAGAAACTGATGATTTAACAGATGGCACTATGGTGGATGATTTACACCTTCACAGCAGACTATCCACAGCCTCAGAATCTGATGCATGGTGGTTAGATTCCTACGGAAACTTAAAATGTGGGGTTGTGACTGCTGCAATAAAGCTCCCTAATCTAACAACAACGCAAAGAAACAATTTAAGCAGCGTTCAGAATGGGATGATAATTTACAATACAACAGTTGGCGGCATGCAAATCTATGCAGGCGGCTGGATGGATATAGAAGGAGCATAAAGGAGATGATATTATATGGCGAAAACTAAACCGAGCAAAATTGATTATACAGATATGAGCAACGCAGTTGATTTGATAAATGTCCCTTCAGAAGAGACAAGCCCTCAAGATTACCAGATGGATTGGGGAAAGTGGCACGGCTATTACTACAACATCAATGCTTTTTCTTCCCTCGTGGATAAAAAGAGCATTTGGTGTATTGGAAAAGGCTTCGAGGCTGACAAGAAAACGACTGCAATCCTTAATGACATCAGGGGCTGTGGCAAGGATAGCTTCAATACAATAATGCAGAACGCTGTCAAAGTCTATTCGGTATGTGGAGATTTCCTCGCTGAGATTGTCAAGAACAAACGTGGAAAGCTTGTCAATCTAAAGCCGCTCAATCCCGGCACGTTCAAAATCACAGCGAACGATTACGGAATCATCACAGGCTACGAGCAAGTCTCGAATCTAAATCCGAGCCGGTCCGGAGCCAAAGGCAAGATGTTTAAGAAGTTCAAGCCAGATGAAATTTTCCATCTGGCTTGGAATCGTATGGCTGACAACATTCATGGAACAGGCACAACCGAGAAGATGGAGAATGACCTCAAAAGATATGAAGAGGTTGTCAGAGACCAAAGAATAATCTTCAACAGATATGTAAAGCCTCTCTGGGTTTTCAGCGTAGACGCAGATGATGACGCAGAGCTGGCAGCCTTCAAAGTAAAGGTAGACCAAACAGTCAATAAAAGCGAGAATCTTGTAGTGCCTAAAGACACAGTCGACAAGATTGACAGAATGAGTATCCCAGCAAATAGTACGCTGGATCCTCTGCCCTGGATTAAATTTCTTGAAAGTCAATTTTTGAAGGCTGAGGGCGTGCCTGCGATTGTGCAGGGAATATCGACTGGTGGGAGTGAATCAGAAAGCAAGGTCTTATATCTGGCTTGGCAACAAGTTGTAGAGTGGAATCAGCTATTTTTAGAAGAGCAGATTAGAAATCAGCTTGGCTTGAAAGTTGAATTTAACTTCCCAGCTATGATAGAGCCAGACCTAAACAGAGACGAAAAAAAGGACGGTGGAAAAGGATGGAGCGACGGAAACAGAGACTCATCAACTGGAAAATTCCAGTAAGTGCGATAATTGCACTCTGCATTATGGAGTGTGTAGCCCTTAGCAATGGAATCAACGGAACAGTCTTCTCTGTCGTGATTGCGGCAGTAGCAGGATTAGGTGGCTGGGCAATGCCTCAGCTTAAAACAGGAGGATAATATGACAGAAGAAAAATATATAAAAATAATTCAAGATGCAAAAGACCAAGCAAAGAAAGAAGCTGAAGAAAGAATTGCTGCGGCAGAGAAGAAAGAGGCAGACGAGAAAGCTGCTGAAGAGAAAGCAGCTGATGGCAATGCAGAGCTAAAAATCGCTACCGAAGTCAGCAAGAGGCTGAATGAAAAGCTCGAAGAAATCAAAGGCGTCGAAGAGAAGATAGATAAGAAAATGACAGACTTCAAAGCCTTTGTCAAAGAGACTGAAACTCACGGCAGGGCATCTGCCGGGCAAGAGAAGTCAGAAGCTCAGAAAGAGAAAGACGCTGCAATGTCTTTGGTAGAAGGCACAGGCTTAAACCCTTTCCCTGAGGCAGCCGATGGCAAATAATGATGTTGCGGACGGGGTAATCTATCAGAAGACCTGCAAGAAATGCAAGAATCTGAGAAAGTTCATGAAGGGCACTGAGCGAGACAAGCAGGACATCTGTGGTAATTGCTGGGTTCGGTAATGTTTTGCACTCTCGGCTTTCTACACGAGTGGAGAAATCCGGAGATGAAAACATGAAACCAAACTTGAAATGCAATAAAGAAACGCTGATGCTAATTGCTTTCTGCGTCTTTACAGTCGCTATTAACGTGCTTCTGACGTAAGAATCGAAACATTTAAATATATCAGTAGCCATATCTCCAAACTGAGGTGCATATTTATGGCAAATGAAGCAGTAATAATCGAACTCTTAGGGAACGGCGGAGACCCAATTCAGTATAATTGTGCTGACGCAGACGCTTTCCCAAAAGGAACAATTCTAAAACTTTCAGACAACAGAGAGGCTGACCTCTCAAATGCAGACGGAGATATCTGTGCAGGTATTTGTGCAGCTGAAAAGGTCGCAAATGATGGGAGCACAACAGTCACAGCTTACACTAACGGAATCTTCGACCTGACAGAAGGCGGAGCAGTAGCAATAGGTATAGGTCTTCCTGTCACAATCCACTCTGCAAACTTGATAAAGATTGCAGCGGCTGGAGAAGCAGAGACAGGCGACATATTCGGACATGCTCTCGCAGCTTTCGCAGGCTCAGACACTCAAAGCGTTAGAGTTCTTATCTAAGAGGTAAAAAAAAATGGTATATGACACAACTGGAGAAGCAGATTTAAGGGCGAGCAATGTTTCAGCCGTAGTCAAAGGCTTCGCATTACAAGAATACAAGCTAAAACAGCTTTGTATGATTCAAAAAAGCAACGCATGGACGGAAACCTACTACAAGGAAACCGCAGCCGACCTCACAGCAGGCGGAGAAATCAACGTCAAGGGTGTGCCAAGATTGGCTAACTTCCCTTACGGAGAGGTCTCATGGGAGCTTACATCAGGAAGGAATGTCAAGCATGCAATGGAAGGCGTAATCTCTTGGGAAGACGCAAAGACCAATGCTGTTGATGTTATCGCAAGGACACTTCTAAGAATAGCCAGAGCTGTTGCCAAAAGTGTTGATACAGTGATCGCTGCGGCGATACTGGGAAGCGCAGGCAACACCAAAGCAGCCAACGCTACATGGAACAACACAGTCATAGCAGACAGAGACCCCGTTCAGGACATTCTCAACGGAAAAGCAGAGATTGCAATAGACAATTATGACGCTGACAGAAACGGTTATCTTCTAACACACCCTACCAACTTTGCAGAATTGATGGGAAACGCAAACGTCAGAAACGCAGGAGAATTCTGGAGCGACGGCGTGACAAAGAACGGCAGAGTAGGAAAGCTTTGCGGTTTAACAGTTATCTCAAGCAACTCAATAACAGAAGGCGGAGCGCAGATTGTCATAGCAAAAGAAGCTTTGACATGGAAAGCGGTTGTAGGCTTACAAGTCCACACCATCGAAGACCCCGGTATCAAATACACGATAAGGGCTTTCGAAGTCGGACAGATTCAAGTCATAAATCCTGACGCTATCTGTAAAATAACGGGTGTATAAAGATGGCAGCCGGCACAGTCACAGTCTTAGGCCCCTACACAGTCGGGGACACTGCAACAATAGCGTCTGCCCTTTCAACAGAGGCAGGAGCAATAGTCAAAAGCATAACAAGCTGGCAGGACATTCAAAATAAATATGTCTATTTCGCAGTTTGCACGGAGGCATAAAAATGTCAAAAGAAAATCGAAGGAAAGAATACGACAGGCTCATGGAAGAAGGCAACCTCGACCAAGATGATGGCTCTCTCATCAAAGAATTTGGCAAGCCAAAAATCGAGCCAGAAGAAGAGCCAATCATAGTGCCTAACAAACCTGAAGAAGAGAAACCAAAGCGAGGCAAGAAATAAGATGGCAGCCACAGTTGTTGATTCAATCGCTCCAAAAGAGCTGATTCTGAGAAACGCAGCGAACGCCTCTCTCCCTGTCACAGCACAGAAAGGAACTATCATGTATGATTCTACAAATAATAAATTGATGGTTTGGACAGGAGCAGCGTGGGAAACAGTCACATCAACGTAAACTTTTTATACTTCTTCTTCTTTTATCTTGATTACAATGGCGAAAATGCAAAATATGTTCAAGCCTTCGCGATCCTCAAAGGCTACGCCGAGAGGAAACTCAGGCTATGACAACGCAAGGGAAAACATAGACCCTCATGTGAAAACAAAAG